TATAAAATAGTATTATATATTTAGATACTATAATTATTTGATTATATAATATTAAGAAAAAATGACGCTCTTAGACACGTTTTAAGACGTTTTAAAAAGGGTAGTCATATAAAACTACCCCTAATAATTTATTTCCACTCTAAAGCCTCTAAATCATCTAACTTATTACAACTCATTACTTTTTCGGCAATTGCTGTATATTCTTCTTGTGCTTTTGTTCCTCTCAGTATCCAAAGTAAGTAAACATTATTGATTTCTCCAAAACTAAATTGACTTACTGAATTATCTTTCAATCTCCAATTAATTTTTAAAGATTGTATAAATTCACTTAGTTTTGATTTATCTTTCATAATCAACTTTATATTGTTTTCAAGTTCAGCAGGTATATCTCCTTTTAATGATTTAATAGCACCAATTATTGCTCTACTATCAGTAGATGTTGTTGCAATATCTATCGCTGATTTTACTCTTAAAAAGTTAGATTCATCAGCTTCTCCCATTTGAAATACTTTACCATTGTAATCAAAATCTGCATATAGTTTATCTAGCAAAACTTGTCTAAATATACGTCTTTTTTGGTGTTTAGCTTCATCTAGTGTAATTATATTTTCTTCAACTAACTCTTTTAAGGTTTTATTTACAACCTTATTATCTACTATTTTTTGATAGTTTTTATCATAAGTGATTATTTGATTATCAATTATAATTTGATTGTCTTCAAGAATTAATTGTCCTCTTTTTACTTTTTCAACCTCAGTAGCCTCTCTAATAGTGTTAGTTTTGCTATCATAAGTTATATAAAAAGGTAATACATCTCCTCTGTATTCAATAGCATTTTCTCCTAACACCTCTTTATAATTTTTAATTTTGTCTGTACGTGTTGCTAAGACTAATGAATTACCTTTTATCGCCTCTATTTTATCTACATAATAATACATAAATTACCTCCTTATCCAATTCTAATCCACATATTAACAGCATAATAGGCTGGTGTAACATCAAAAGCACTACCGCTACCATTATATCCTATACTTGCATTGTGTGTATGGTTACCATTTCCATAAATTCCAGGTTGTGCTACTCCTGTATTTTCTCCTCCAGCTGGGTATGATGTACCAGCGACAGCATTGTGATTCCCCTCAACGTTTTGTACATCTTTACCACTACCACCATAAGGAAATCTCTCTCTATCTCCCCTCAATGGGTGTGTATGGGCTGGTTGAGTATGGGCGTGAGCGTCTTGAACGTGTGTATGGTAACCATTTTCGCCAATCCATATAGTGTGATTGTGTGATGGTAAATTTGCTACACTTAATGTTTTTGCATTACTTCCACCCATAGTCTTAGGATTTTCTCCGCTATTAGTTGCTTTTAAAAATCTACCCTCAATCTTTTGCCAACCAGTACCACTCCATATATTAGCTGGATTATCTGTTTTAGTCGTAACATAGACATCTCCAATTTTGTAAGGACATAAATCTAAACTATTAATTTTCGCATTTAACTCATCGTATAACGCTTTTAATGCTTTAGCTGTACCTAATAAATTTGTATCATCTAGAGTGTAATTATCGGTTTTATCTAAGTTATATCCAGTCTTTTTTTCAAACGTATCCAACTCTTTTATTTTTCTATCAATCTTTTCAAAATTCTCATTTTGGTCTGTTTCTACATTGTAAAATTCATTTTCTTCGGGTAGATATAAACTTAAATACTCTGTATTTCTAGCCATCTCCAACCTCCTTAATCGTTATTAATCGTTAAATATTCTACTATCAAATATTTGTTTATGAGTGTATCTTTTTAAATATCCGTGAGTTAATTTATGTTTAAAGATATCGCCGTGAGTGTTATATCTGAATTCGATACTATAATTTAAGTGTGCAGGTTTAATAGTATCAATTACCTTTTTAAAATTATCTAAATTTTGTGGTATTCCTACTATACTCGTAAATTTGATGATAAATGAGTACTCGGGATTATTTTCAATTACTTTAATTTCTCCATTAGTAAATGCTTTAGCCACTCTTGCTATCATCTCTTTTGTAGTCGTTCCGTAGCTTCTCAATTTAGAAATAACATTCTCTCTACGTTCTTTTATATTGCTTGTGGTATCTCCAATACTCAATCCAAAAATACGCTCCCAAATAGGTAAACTCCAAGTTGCCGTATAAATAAAAAATTGTTTAAAAATTTCATTAGATATATCATCTAACTCATCTAATTGTAAATCTATGGCATTTTGTAGTTCCTCTATTTCTACAATATCTCTATAATACTTAGGCATATGTTGCATTAATCTTTTCAACTACATCACCTCTTTAGTCAAGGTAATCAACTTTAATTTTGGTATTTCTTCCTCCTCTAAAGTGATATTTACTGTATTGTTATTCATTTTAAAATCATTATAGTCATTCACACCATCTATTTTGAGTAACATATTTCCAACTTGAGCATAACTAACGTAATTTTGTTTAAATCCAACTCTTTTAAAATACTCGTTGACATTCTCTTCAAATTCAGCTTTTACTTTTTCAAAATCAATGTTTTTTGATATTTTTATAGATCCACTAACATTTATTTCTTTAGAAACAGCTGATTTAACGGTTACAGTTGCTCCTATTGGTCTTACTTCTTCTAGATAATCTCTAACTCTTTTTAATAAAGCCTCATCAGCTTCCTCAATAGCTGAATTAACTACAACGACTTTTACAGTACCATTACCAGCCCATAGTGGAAATACTTTTACTCCACCAACACCCTCAACTTCCATAGCCCACTTTTTATAGTGATAGATGTTTCCTGATGTTACAGGCTCTCTAACTTTAAAATAATATCTCTCTCTCAATTCATTATCAGTCTCTCCATCATAACCGTCAATTGTCTCAGATGGATTGGTTACAGCATTAAGATTAGGTATTGTTACAGGAAAATTGACTATTGTATTCTTAGGTAAATTATAGATTTTGCCAGTGTTTTCACTTTCAATCTTTACCTCAACTTCTCCATTAGCACCAATTATTTTTTCTTCTGTTGTCAAGTAGATGTATGTATCACTTGCGACTTTTGTACCAACAGGAATTATTGTATTAGGTATACCTTTTATGATTACACTTCCTTTTGATTTAGTCGCTTGTTTTCTAAATACTCCAACCTCTTTACAAATATAGTCTAAATACTCCTCCTCAGCCGTTTCAGCAAAAGAGTTTAAAAAAATATAATCTAGTACATCTCTTATTTCTTCCATTTCTATTGATACAGGTGCAAGGTTATCCCAAAATATACCACCCTCAGTCTTATCATAATCATCATTGACGTTAGAGAGCATATTTTTTAATATTTCATTCCAAGTCTTTTTAATTATCATAAATAACCCTCCCATTCAAATGTCTTAAAATCTTTTAATATTACTTCAAATTTAGTTTTTAACGTGTGCTTTTCAAGTTTAATCTCAAGGATATTGATATCTACAATTTGTTTATTTTTTAACATCGTCTCAATTAATTGTCTTTCAAATTCACTATATAAAACAGCTGTCGGAAAACGTTGACCCAACAAATCAGCTTTATATGTCATTCCATAATCAATATAAATATCCCATTTGTTTTTTTCAGTCAGTAAAACCTTTTCTATCCACATTCTTACCGCACGTTCGTCATCAGTTTTTATCAATTTACCATTCCTTCTCAACATTTTTTTCTTTTGAAAATCTATTAAAAACGTCTTACCATTTGTGTTTTTACTTTCATTAACTACATCTTTTGAATAATCTTTAAACTCTATTTTTGGTAATATTGCCATTCTAAACTCACCTCTGGAGCGTAGTTAAACACATCAACTACAAAAAATTTGTCTTCTTCAACGTTTGGTATAACTAATACATACATACCCTCTTTTAAATTAAAAACTGTTTGTAATATAAATTTTCCTTTATCTTTATTATCGGTTTTACTTGTACTTCCACTATAAGTACCACTATGTCCTGCTAATGTTAAATTAGTATGTCCTGCACTATCCTTTCCTGCTCCACTTGTATTCAAACTATCTATAGTACAATTACTAGATTTATTACCTTGACTTTCAAAGTTTTTCATAGTACATTCAATTTCTAATCTATTTGTTATCGCATTTGATAGATAGATTTTATCAGCGTCTATAACACCATATCCACTCAATAACTCAATTGAAATGTTAGGTAATGGCGACAAAATCTTACCTAAAACAGCACCAATAGGAGATGGGTTATCACGCTCTTTAAACTTCTCTGCTAAAGCAATATCCCAACTTTTTTTGTTATCACTCATCACTATACACCTCCAATTTAAGACTTATTTTGTGAATATGATTAGATACAGTATGATTACTCTCCTTTATCAAATATTCACCTTTCAAATTAAAAAGTGGTAAATCAATGTCAATCACTCTACCACTCTTAACCTTATCATCACCAAGCACGTCAATACTAAAATCCTCAGTAATTCTATTTAGTTTTTTTAATTCATTCTTTGCAACTAGATTAGCTTTAGAAAATTCTTTTTCGTCCAGTGTTACTACTTCCTGTAATTTACCATATTTTTCAATACTTTTAGAGTCTTGTTCTTCTCCTATGGTACGTATAGCACCTTTATTTTCAGTTACAACAAGAACACTGTTTTTCATATCAACTATAGATTTACTTAGTGATACTCCTCCAATGTTTTCGTTGATATTGATAAATTTATCTTTTTGCATTTCAAATTGACCTACAATCTTTATTTTTTTATAAGGCATTATTCTCAACGTGTCTTTATCATATTCAATAAAAAACTTCTTAGAATTGAATTGAGAACATTGTTCTATTATGTCTTTTATCACATCTGAAATACTTTTATCTTTATAGATCTTATCTATCTTTGTGTCTAATCCTGATACCTCTACTTTAATTCCAATCTCTTTACACAATGATTTAATACAGTCATTACCAATCATCTTTTTAAATTGTTTAATTACAGTAGATTTATTCAAGTACCAAGCCATATCATAAGCAGTAAAGCTAGTGATTTTACCATTTGGTGTCTCACTTACAATGATTGCTTGTACTAATGTTTCTCCCTTGTCATTTAGAATTTGAATAGGGTCTCCTAAGGTAATATCATATAAAAACTCAAACTTCTTATCATAACGATTGACAGGTAATTCAAAATCAACCTCAACTCCTAACGTATCAACCGTATCTCTCCACGTTAAATTACCAATAATCTCACTTACATCTTTATCTTTTACAACAATTTTATACATTTATATCACCTACTTTTTAGGCTTTTTCTCAGCATTACTTTTAACTTTATTCTTTATCTTAGTTTTCTTATCAATCTTAGTTTTATCTTTTTCATTACTTCCTTTAGTTTTATTACTTTCAGCAGGTGTAGTTGTTTTATTAGGTGGTAATACATACTCAGTTATTTCTAAAGTGTAAGGTATATCGCCTGCTTTATCTCTAAATGTATATGTAAAATTGTATCTACACAACATATTTAGTACTACTCTGTATTTATCTAAGATTATTACTCTAACGGGTAATTTTAAATCTCTATATTTTTCAAAGAATTTTACATAAAACTTAGGCTCTCTAAAATTTAGAAAACTAACAAAACTATACAATTTGCTAGGAAAAAAAGAGGAAAAGGAAAATCTCCTTAACCCCTTACCTCCAATTAAATTTAATGTATTACCATCTATCGTTACAAAATCCTCATCTGTAGTCTCACAAGTTATAGGCTCTATGTTTTGTACTACAGGGATATTTATAACTTCTGTTTGACCCTCATTCTCACCTATAAATATTATTTTCATCTTTTACCTCCTACATATTACCTAAACTAGATAGTATCTTATTACTTATATAGTCTCCATATTTTTCCATATGTTCTCTTTCACCAATAAAGTTACCATCTACATTAATATTTATAGTAATACCCTTTGTTGTTTTATTATTAATAGCTTTACCTTGTTCGTGTGATAGTATTTGTGTTCCAGCAGGTAGTATAGCTGTTTCATTTCTTCCACCCTCATTTATTCCTGTTACTCCACCTTTAAAATAAGCAGTCCCTAGTGCGTGACGTGGATTTTTAACTGTAGTTGTAGTTATTCCAGTTTTATTACTTCCACCGATATTATCTGTTTTCTTGACTTCATTGATATTAATAGTTTTATCTTCAGCTTTTGTGTTATTCCAAAATTTTAACTTGTCTATTAACCCCTCAAACGCTTTCTTGGCTGTTTCAATTGGGTGTAATACCATATCTAGTGCGTTCATTAAGCTATCCCAAGCACTCATAAAAACACCACTTATAAAATCACAAACTTTTGAAATTGCTTCTTTTACTCCTTGCCAAGCATTTTTTAAGGCTTGTAAAATTGGAATAAAAAAGCCACTTATAGCCTCCCAATTTCTTTGTAGTACATCTTTTAAAATTAAAAATAGATTAATCATCATACTGATTGGATTACCAAACTTAATTATAAATTTAAGCACTTTTCCCAATGGGTTATTATCTAACTTAGCCCATAATTCTTGTACTTTAGCTTTAAATTTATCCCAATTTTTATAAAGAGCAACAATACCACCTATCAATGCACCAATAGCTAAAACAACAATCCCAATTGGATTAGCATTTAAAAGAAAATTAGTTACAACCATTATTCCGTTAAAAAGTAAAGTTTTAGCACTAGCTAACATTACAGCTGTTTTATAAACTCCAAAGGCAACAGCAACACCAGTTACAATAGGGGCTATCCAATCCCAATTATCTTTTATATCTTTGGCGATTCCGATAGCATAGTCGGCAACTTCTCCTAATATTTTCCAAGCTTCATCTAAAGCAGGTTTTATTTTTTCAAATATTTTACCTAACATCTCTTTAATCTGAGTTATATATGGCTCAGCTTTTATAACCATAGCCTCAACTTTATCCGCTAAACTCAATATATAATCCTGAATAGCAGGTATTTTACTATGAAACCACTCAGCTAGATTACCAAGTTTAGGTATTAATTTTTTACCCAACTCAGCCTGCATATCACCAAAAGCACCTTTCATTGCAACGATTTTACCCTCATCTGTTGCTCTAAGTGCCTTATTTGTTCCACCTATAGATTTCTCTAATTTTTTATTGATAAAATCTATTCTTTGCTCAACACTCATTACTTTAAATAGTTTTTCTTCATTGTCATTTAACACAACACCATATTTTTTAAGAGCATTAACTTTACCATTTATAGCTTTACCATATAAATCTCCAATGGCGATAGCGTCTTCCTGTGTTCCGTTTAAACCTTTATCATAAGCTATCATATCGTCAAGTATAGGCATTGTCTTTTTAATTTGGTCTGCATTCATTTTAAATACAGCTAGTCTACTTGCACCAGCTACAGCAACGTCATCTCCAACAACCCCAACGTCTTGTAATGCACTTGCCTCATCTTTTAACATCTGTATATGCTCTTTACTAGCTTTAGCTTGTTTCATTAAATTCGTCTCTAGTAATTTATCGGCTTTTAGTTTTTGTTTAGCACCATCAATTGATTGCTTTATAAATAAAGTTGCTCCAGCAGTTAAAGCACCAAAACCAATAGCCGTCCATTTTGCAACTGATTTCATTCCTGATTTTATTGCATTAGTAAATTTACTAACTGACCTGCTGGCTTCTTTCAACTTCTTTTTAGTTGTACCTAATTTATCATTAACTTTATTTAATGGGCTTGTGAACTTATCTCTTAAACTCAAAATTACACCAACGGTCTTAGACATAAAAGCCTCCTTTCTTGTAAAATAAAAAAAGAGCAGAATAAACTGCTCTTAAAATTATATTTATTATTTAAGGTTTTCTAATTTGCACATATTCAAAATATGTATTTTCTTTCTGTTTTTGAAAAATATCGTCTAAGTTTTTAAAAAACTCTTCAACTGTTATTTCTGTTATTGGTTTTCTTGCTAATTTTTTAATAGAGTTTAATATATATACATCTGCCCTAAAGAAATATATATCATCATAATCTTCCTCTGAATCTTTAAATAACTCTCTTACTTTATTTTCTAGTTCTTCCCCAGAAGTTTTTAAATCTATAACGCAATTAATATTTTTTCTTTTCATTGAATTATAATTAAATTCTAGTTCCAAACTATCATTATTTTTAATTTCAAATTTAACCCTATTCTTATCAGGCTCATGTCCAGTATGAAGTGAATAAAACGAAAATTCTTTTTGCATAAAAATCTCTCCTTTTTTTATTTATTTTTTCGTTAAGTACATTTATGTTACTACATAAAATAAAAAAAGTAAAGAAAATTATATATCTTTATTCAATCTTTCAATTTCTAAGTCCATTGTAGCCATCAGTAATAACTTTTCTTCATACTCTAAATTAAGTAGATAGTCAATTTTAAAACCTTTTAAAACATAAAAAGAGAGGAAAGCCATATCAGCGTCCCTCAAAATTAGTTTTTTAGTTCTTCAATCTCCTCATTATCAGCAAGACCATAAAGACCAAGTATAAATGTAGCAAGTTTATTTATTTCTCCTAAGTTTTCATCAAATACAGGTGTTACAATATCGTAAGGCTCAGCAACTTCATAAGCCTCTTGTAATTCCTTTTCTTGTAAAATAGGACAATGTTTATAAATTAATTTACAGTTGGCTCTATATGCACCATCAGCTGATTTATCCTCAGCACTATCCATTATTTTTAAAACATCTCTAGCTTTAAGTTTTCTAACTTCTATACTTCCACCAAGCACCTCTGAATTAAAATATGCTATTTTTAGTTTATCGTCTTCCGATTGCGTTTTTTTTGCAAGTAACATTTCTAAAGTTATATTTTTAGCCATTTTTTATATCCTCCTTATATTAAATCAATAAATCTATAGCTTGAAAATGAGAACGGTACTTCTTCTTCTCTCAAAGCCTTATTTTCAAACTTTAAAGCCATCAATTCATTAATTGTTACACCTTTTAATTCCACTCTTTCAGCACCATCTGCACTAGGGTCATCTAGTTTAGCAACAATTGTAAAGTCAGGCATATTACCACTTCTGATGGCGTCTCCAATTAATTTTGCAATCGCACTATCTATTTTGTGCAGTGTCATTGTACCCTCTCCGTTATATCCCATATATCTTTTATGCTTCCCTAAATCTCCCATTATGTCGACGTCTTCATAATCTAAACTTACTTTAGCCTCAAAAGATTTAACTGAGCCAACTTCCTCTCCTTGAAACCATACAGCACCAAAAGACCCTCTGATTATTTTATTTTTATCCATTTTATTAAACATTATTTACCTCCTGTTAAAACATATTGATAGTAAATTTAAAGTCTTCAACAGCATTTAATATTTTGATATTTGCTTTCATAAATACCTTTTTCTTAAATGTTAGCTTTTTGATTTTCTCATCATCATAGTCCTCAACTTCTTTTTTACCTACACCAAGCCAAGCTAATCTTTGAGCCTCAACGTCTACTTGTGAATAGTTGTCATACTCTTTATCCAATATGTCCTCTCTTTCAAGTTCTTTAAAGTAAGCGTTTATAGCTGTAAAGAATAAAACTTGATTATCATATTTGTTTTTGTACTTACCTATCCATTTTTTGAATGTTGAGTATATGTCATCTCTCATTAAATCCATACTTTCAATAATGATAATATCTTTCATATCCTCAGTCTCATCTTGTGTGATTTCTTGTAAAGACGTACACGCTCTAGCAACCCTTATATCACCCTCATCTTTGTAAAGACAAAATCCACCTTTATCGATGACATCGTTTATATCATCAAATATAGATACTTCCTTTAAATTTCCACAAAGAAAACTTGTAGCTGAACGTGTCATTGGTAGCCCTGCTAACATTCCAAGTACACTAGGTACATATTGCCAACCGTCAACCTCTCCTCTGCTGTCAACAAAAGTTACTTTGTCATTCATTAAATTTACAATTCCTTTGTTGTCTGGCTTTGTAGCTTTAAATACAACAGCTTTATAAGTTTTACCAGCTTTTCTCATTGACTTAATCCAACTTACAAGGGTTGCTGTATCTCCACTTGCTCCATCATAAGCTAATCCAATCCAATTTACTCTCTCTTGTGCTACTAATTTCAATGTATCTGATAATGTTCCAGCACCATTATTAAAAACTAATACTTTGTTTGGTGTATATTCAAAAGTATCTTTGATTAAAGGTAAAACCTCAGCTGAGAAATCATTAGAGTCGATGTCAACAACTGTTTTATACTCTTTCATAGTCCAATTTTTACCTACTTCATTCACTATAAGTCCAACTATTCCTAATTGACTTCTTTTTATAGCTGTAACAGCTAATTGTTTAAAAATTATCTCAATACTAGGTAATCCCATATCTTATAACCTCCTATTTGTTACGTAACATTACTTTTTATCAAAACGATATTCCAATTCTTCCATCATATGCTCATCAACATCATTTTCTATTTTTTCCATTGTTAAGCTATCAAAACTAGCAATCAAAACTCCGTCATCAGTCTCATCAAATTCAATGTCATCAATAGGTATGATAAAAGTATCATTTACTTTAACTGAGCCTAAAAAAGCGTCTTCTATTGCTTCAATTACTTTTAAACGTTCTTCTTTACCTTTACCGATTACAGTATTAAAAAAGTAAATCCTGATAGTAAAACGTCTCTCCTTGAAAGTTGTCATAAAAGCACTTGTTTTCAAACCATCTAATTCAGTCCTAAAACTAGGTCTATTGAAACTCTCAGATAAATCTTTACTATCAATCGTTACATCAGGACAGGCTTTATTTAATGTACTATTGACCGCTTTTAATATTTCACTCAACTTAATCATCTAAAACCCTCCATTCTTTATTACTTCACCCACAAAATCATCGGTAGCTTTAACAAACTCATCATAATAATCTCTATGAGCCTGTTCTAAAACAAAATATCCTTTTTTAAATCCGTGTTCTTTACCAGTCCTATCTTTGATGATATGTCCGTTTTCAATCAAATGAGCGTGAGACATATAGTTATAAACTCTAATACAATCGTCTTCTCCATTATATTTGTAGTATTTACCACGTTTAAAACCTCTCAGATAATTACCTTTTTTAGATTTAACTTTACTTTTAGCAATTTTTTTAGTTTTAGCTTTCAATTTATTTCCTTGCGTTTGTAAGAATTTTTTAGTCTCATTAGGATATTTTCCAGCTAGGCGTAATACTTCTTTTTCAAGTTTATCTAATTCCTCAATAGTAAATCCGTCCATTGTTACTCCTCAACTCTATTGCAAAAAACTTCTAGGAATTGATTGTCTTTAAAATCTCTATTAAAATAAATAACTTCGTACTTTAAACCCTCAAAAATAAAAAACCAGTCCTTTTTAAGTCCTTTCAGCGATTTAATCCGAAATGTAAACTTAAATTGGTGCTGGTTATTTTCTGTATTGGCTTCACCTGATTTAACACTAGAATTTAAAGGCAGTATCTCACAAAATGCTTTTTTCAATAGATTAGGTGTACTATCATTCTCTCCTAAACTATTTGTAGTGGTAGTCATTTCATATACTTCAACCAAATGTCTTAGTTTTTTAGTAATGTTATTCATAATTACCACTGACTTGTAATTGAGTCATCATACTCCTTACTGTATAAGTAAAGTCTTTATTTTCAGCGTGTTCTCTGTTATCATACCAATCCTGCAATAAAACTAAAGCTAGTATTTTTGCTCTACTCTTAAATTTATCTTTTTCAAGTTTTTTATCAAAGTCATCTATACTGTCTCTCAGATAATCCATAGTTGCAACCAATAACGATTGCAACCACAAATCATCATCAAAATCAATTCTTAGATAGTCTTTAACCTCTTTTAAAGTTAAAAAATTATCCATAAAATCAATCTCCTATTATTTTGTAGCTAATTCTAAGTAAACCATTGCGTCAGCGTCAACTTTTTTAACATCAAATCTTTCAATTGCTCTCATAAAAGTAGCGTTTTTAGTAAATCCTGCCTCATTTGATACAGCTAATTCAAGTCCTTCTCTATCAAAGAATGTTATGAACTCAGTCATATCTCCTACGAAAACAGGTGCTTTAGTTGTATTCATTGGTAATAATTCATCGGCTAATACCACAATTTTTCTACCCTTGAATAGTTTTTGTGTCGCATTTTGTAGATTTAACTCAAGTAATGGTCTATTTTGTTTATCAGTTAAATTATCTAAGAAATCAAAACCTGTTTGGTTAGTTATGATTATTGCGTTAGCTGAAATAGCTGGGTCTAAATCTATGTTTAGTGCTTTATTTATTCCAGTGTAGTCAGCGACAGCTTTTGGTGTTAAAGTTTTTAATTCAGCTATAATCTTTTTGTTTTCAGTGTTTACAGCTTTTTTTACAAATCTTTTTCCAATGTAAGCAGTTAAATTTGCAGTCTCATCAGCTAATAGTGTGTTAGATATAGGAATTATATCTCCATAATCTTTTACTTTGTATTCTATTTGTCCGAAATCTATATCACTCATCGTTATAGCGTTCAATTCATCAAATGCTATTAATTCACCATTAGAATTTTTTTCAATTGGTTGTTTTCCACTTAAAGATTTAACAGGTTGAACATTACATAAAGTCTTTAATTCTACCTTATTTCTTCTTAATTCTTTAATTGTTTCAAATTGTTCCGCAGGTACTAAATATCCACCTTTTCCATCAGTTGCCTCAACTTGACCAGGTGTACCAACAGCGTTTAAAAATTCTCTTTCGTCATCTGTTATAGGCTTTCCTAATAAAACTCTATTAAATAATCTATTTGCGTTCATTCCATTTGTTACAGTTAGTTTAGTTTTTTCGTTCATAACTTCTAATGCCTCCTCAGTTTCCATTTCTTTAATTTTGTTTTCTAATTCCTTAAATGCAGTTAATTTAGCGTGAGCGTCCTCAATCTTACCCTCATCTTTTAGTGTTTTTATTTTATTTCTCATTGCTTCTAACTCTTTTTTCATTTCTATCGATTTCTTCATTAAAATACCTCCAGTTCAATCTCTTTTTTCATTTTTTCTAATCTAGCCCATTCCATATTCTTGTTAGTTATAACCTCAGGAATATGATTATATTTTTGTTTTGTTTCAACTTTATTCAAATAACGAATGCTGTCATCTACTTTTACATTGAAATAATTTAAACAATCAGCACCTGTAAACCACGTTTCAGCTTTCATTAAGTCGTATATTTGTTCTTTTGTAACACCAGCAACAGCTTTTTCCATATAAGTGTTTAAAATACCGTCTTCTATTTTTTCCATTACTTCAATTTGTTTTAGAAAATCATCAGCATTACCAAACATTCCACAACTTACCCTATGTATCATTAGATATGCGTTACTAGGTATAATAATTTCATTACAACCAAAAGCAATTATAGAGGCTGAACTTGCGGATAAACCATCAACATAAGCTACTGTTCTTCCTTTATGATTTTTAAGCATATTTGAAATTGCTACACCAGCGAATACATCTCCACCATAAGAGTTGATATGTACGTGTACTTCTCCAGCACCTTTTAATGCCTCAGCTACGTCCAATGGATACACTTTAGGGTCGTCTAAATCAAAAAATTCATATAAAACATCATTGTTTCTATCATTTTCAATATCGCCATTGATATAAATTTCTGTAATATTAGCCTCATTTCTAATCTCTAACCATTTCTTATCCATTATCGCCACCTCCTTTTTTGTCTTTATATGCAATTCCTATATCTTCCAACGGTACATAACTACCATTCATAACTATAATGTCTCCACCCTCAACACTAGGCAATCCCATTAAGTTTCTAGCCTCATTGATTGTGTAAACTCCTGATTGAATAAACTTAGTGATACATTCAGCTTGTGTTTTCAAGTCTCCTTTTAAAATTGTTGCTACATTGAACTCAAAACGTAGTCCACTCAACCTCTCTTTTTCAGTTAAGAGTTTTAAATTAAACTCCTCCTCATAAAGACTTAAAATATATAACATAATAACGTTTTCCACATCTTGCCCTCCAAACCATAGGCTCTCTGTTTATAATAGCAACCAATGATGTCAATATGTTTATATCTTTATTGTAGACAAGAAATGGTTTATGAGGGTCTTGTTTATTTATACATATAATGTTAGTAAAAAATCTAGTTTCTCTATCGCTCCACTCAACATAATTACTGTCTTTTATATTCTCAATCTTAGTAAATTTAGCCACACACCACTTATCATCTATTACTTTTACATCTAAATCTAACATTTTAATCCTCCCTAGTTATTCATTTAGCAGGTACAGGTGGTCTACAAGGCATAGTGTCCTTATACATCTCAATGAAATCTGCAAGTCTAATCCTACACAAATGATAATTCTCATCTGCTAAGGCTCTAAATACACTATCCAATGATAATGCTTGTCTACCACTTAATCCTTTAGTTATTTCAGCAATAATTGCATTCCAATAAACACCTGTATATTCTTTTGTTCCGTCTTCTATTCCTATATCAGCAATGTCAAGTACAATTGTGTCTGCTCCAGCTTCAATAATCATATCCAAGTATTTGAGTGCTTTTTTGTAGTCTTCCAACTTATTTTTCTTTTCTGCTCTTACCAAATATTTCATTATGTTACAGAAACAGAAAACACTATAATATCCTTTTCCAACCCAAGCACTTATAAGATCTTTACATTCCAATCCTGTATCTCCAATCATATAGTGATTAGGTTGATTTACATTATCTTTAGGTGGATATACCAAAACTAATAATCCTCCTACTACTTCTCCAACAATCCCATACCCTTTAATATTGTCAATAAACTCATCACTACTAACAATAGGATAAGATTTCTTATTACAATACTTCACATAACCCTCGTATAAATCTGTAAAATATCTAAACTTTCCAAACTCTTTTGTATCTGCAAAATAATTTCCAACACTATATTTCATATATATCCTCCAATTTTCTATTTAATATCAACATAAAACTCAAAAGGGATAGATTAAAGTGATAGATTAGTGATAGATTTTTTTCAATATATCCCTGAGAAATACATTGGTATTAAAAGGAAAAGTATGCCAAAGTGATAGATGGGATAAATTATTTCACAACTTATAT